GGGACACAGACCCCCGATTCACGCATGATTTGAAAAATTCTTCAATGAAACTAAGGTGTTACAGTCGAAATGTTACACTATAACGCTGTTTCTGGCCCCGGAAGGTGATGTTATAACGTAACAACTGACAAACAACTGACATGAAGCCGAATCGCTAAGTTTCTGGGTCGATTTTGCCATTTCAGGCTTGTCAAGCAGATACCGCGCCCAGGTGCAACAAATTGGTGATCCGGAATCGGCCGCAGTGAAGCTGGAGAATTTTCGATCATCGACTGTAGTCCAACCACCACCTTCACCACCTTCCAAAGTGTCAAGGGTGGTGAAGAAAACCCTTATCTTTCCTATACTTACCACCTTCACCACCTTCACCACCCTTTTCTATTTGTTCTGAAATCTGAGGGGTATGAATCAGCAGTGCTGCACCAAGTGGACTACGATTCACCCCCTATACGTATCGAGTATGGCAGGAAGGGTGGTGAAGGTGGTGAAGGTGGTGACTCGTTGATTTCATTGAGAAATTCTCACCACCCTCTCGAAACCACCCTTCCGACCGAAGGTGGCGATGGTTGTAGGTTCGCATCAAGATGCAGTGTAGCCAATCTTCGTGCAAAACGCATGATCGACAGAAACCGATCATTGAGCAAAAAGAAACCCCGCCGAAGCGGGGCTGTGTCACATGATGATGTAGGATCAATCTAAGTGGGCCGGTAGTAAACCCTGACGGAGCCATACTTCTTGCCGAGTTCCGGTGAAACGATCTTGTTTGCCGACCGTTCCCACCCGAGGATCAGCATCGCCTTGCCGATCTTCATGGACTCGTTGGTCGGGATCGACCCCGAGCGCCCGAGGACTTCCTTCCAGATTTGGTTCATACAGGTCACCTGGTGGACCGGCCGCTCGCCGTCCGGATCAACGAACCCGTCACCCTCAACGATCGGGCTGTCCAGCCATGCGAGGATTTCAGAGGCAAGGGCATCCTCGGCGCTCTCCATCCGCTTCGACTCCTGGATGACCTTGGCCTCGGCCGCGGCGTCCTTGTTCGAGAGGTAGAAGGGCAGATCGCCGATCGGAGTCTTCTTCCGCATTTCGCGGTACATCTGAACGGCCTCGGCCCAGATCAGGTGGACCTCTTTCGCCAACTTCGGGTTGTCGATCATCCGGCCTTCGAGGTTGCAGACGATCGGCCAGTAGCGCCGGTTCCCGGTCGAGTCTCGCAGATATTCGCCGTCATTGGTTGAGCCGATGAAGATACACTTCCGCGGATATACGACCGACCTCTTGGCGTAGGCCAGGCGACCCTTGTCATGGGTCCGCGACACAAAGGCCTTGAGATCGTTCACCTCAGACCGGTGCATGGACGACAGTTCGCCGATCTCGATGATCCACGATCCAGCCATGGCCTCGATCATCTTGTTGGTGTCGCCGATATCGCCGGTCAACTCGGAATACCAGTCCATCCCAAGCGTCCGGATGAAGGTCGACTTACCGGCCCCCTGGGCACCTTCGAGGATCGCCACGAAGTCGAACTTGTGGCCCGGCTCATAGACGCGGGCAACCGCGCCGAGCAGCATCATGATCGCGGTCTGGCGATAATAGGGCGTGTCGTCGGTCCCGAGGTAGTCGATGAAGAAGGTCTCGATCCGGCGCTTGCCATCCCACTGGAAGCTTTCCAGCATGTCACGGATCGGATGGAACTTGTTCTCGCTGGCACAGATGTCGATCGCAGCTTTCAGGTCTCGATCGCTAACCTTGATCCCGAACCCGCCCTGCGTCGTCGGAGATTCGATGACCATCCGGATATAGTTGTCGTGCGTGTCGATCCAGTTGTCACCGTTCAACTCGTCTCGGACTTGCCAGATATCGCTTTCGAGGTTCACCACCGGCTTACCCTTGTCGCGTTTCTTCTTCACCCGGCCAGGGGGTGATTTCAGAACGATGTCCTGTAGGAATTCATTGTAGGCCATGACGCCGGTCATGCGTTTGTCGTTCCTGACGATCAGGCGAACGTTCGGTAGAGTCGACTTCAACTCCCCTTCTTCGTTTCGGCTCAGGTTATGCTGCCAATCAGGGTCTATATTAAAGGTTCTCACCGCTTGCGCGGGATTTGGCAGGGGCGTCAGGTCAAACAGGTCTTCGAGGCTCGTGTCAGTCGGGATGACCGCGGGCACGGGCGCATCGAACGGATCGTCGTTGTCGTCTTCGAGGTCGAGTTCTTCGGCCATCCGATTTGCGGCCGACGCCTGGATCAGGGTAGCCATCCGCACCGGGTTCTTGGAACCCTTGAACGACTTCCACACGCGGGCGGTGTCTTTGATGTTGAACTTCTCAGACTGCTTCGACCACTCGCACCACTTGTCGAATCCCTCTCGAGTGCCTTCGAACTGGTGGTGGAGCGCCGCGCCGACCGTCAGCCAGTGGTCGCGATCCTCAACCCAGTCGGCAGGCAGACCGGCAACGATCTTGTCAACCTCGTCTTCCTCAAGGTCTAGCGGCGAACCGGCCAGGATCGCGAAGAGGTCGTCATCGTCCGTCTCGTCGGAGTGCGAAGACTCGTCGACGCCCCATGAAGCGACGGTGCTGCTCGGGACGATCGGGCCGATGCCGAGGCCAGTCATGGAAAGGTCGAGTTCGCGTTCCCAGACGTAAGGCTTCTTCGTATCCGGGTGGATCGAGGGCGGGATCACGGCCTGAGAGCCGGTTCCCATCATGTCGATTTCCCAGTCCGACTTCTTCACTTCCCGGTTCAGCCGCGGATCGAAGACCATGGAGTAGCCTTCGGACTTCAACAGCTTCTTCTTACGGAACGGCTTGTCGGTCAGGAAGTAGATGTGTCGCGACTCGCCGCCGCTGCCGCTGATGACGCTTGGCAACTCTCTGGCATCGGGAAGCAGTTCCAGCAGCGCGACCCAAGCTTCACCAGCCAGTTCGGCCTTCCGGATGTCGAGATCGACGATGTGCAGGTAGAGGTGTCCGACCTTGGACGGTTCGCCGAGCCGGATGCCTATGTTGGCATTCTGCCGGTAGCTGTTCCTCAAGGTGGTCAGCGAGTGCGTTGGAACCTGAGACCAGTTGTCCTGGATCGGGCGCTTCTCGAACGGAACCAACCAGTGCAGCGAAGCACCGGATTCTACTAGGTCTCGATTCTGTTCAATCACGCTTTCGAGCGTGGGGGCGCTTGTCATTCTTATTTCACAGATCAGAGACGCATCAGGTTAAGCAACTGACAATGTTCAGGAATATCGGATTGTTCCGGTTGAACTGCGCGGGTTCGTCCGGAGAGCCTGTCAGTGCGGTTCATGCGGGCCTCGGATAACTGGTTGAAGGACTTGATACACTTCCACCGTGCTTTTGGCAACTCCAACGTGAAAATAGGCTTGCATTATCGAACGATTATCGGCATATAACGGTCATCGAACCACGATAGATGTGCGAATCAACCGCCGAAAGGAACCACTGTGGCTACCATTGAAGACCTGATGAAGCATCTGATTGATGCGGTCGAGCAGAACACCGCTGTTCTGAAACAGTCGATCACTGTGCGCCAAGAGGCTCTGGGCGTTGCGACTACCCTGGCTGGCGCTGCTGAAAAGGCCGCCGACAAGCCCAAGGCCGCTGACAAGCCCAAGGCCGATCCGAAGCCCGCCGACAAGCCTGCTGACGATGAAGCCTACGCCGGTCTGAAAGAGATCGTCGCCGACTACCTCGGCAGCACCGATCGCAAGGAAGAACGCGCCGCTCGTCAGGTCAAGGTCATCGCCCTGCTGAACCACGAGAAGATCGCGAAGAAGGGCCTGCCTGCTGATGCGAAGCCGGATTGCGCCAACATCGCCGTCGAGAACATCCCTCTCTTCAAGGATCAGATGAAGAAACTGAAAGAGAAGGGTGACCTGACCACCCCCGAGGCCGAGGAAATCGACCTCACCGCCTGATCCCAACCATCCTCGCTGAACAAAAGGAAAATGCGAATGGAACTCTCCCCGTCCCAGAAATCTGCGCTCGTCTCTCTGCAACCCGGTCCCGGCAACATCCCGGCCGTCCACACTGGCAAGCTGTCGGCCGCTGGCCTGGTCGAACTGACCGGCGAAGGCTCGGGCCGTCGCGGCTATGCCAACGTCCGTCTGACCGACGCCGGTCGGGCTGCGCTCGCCTGACGAACAGGCACCTGAGAAGACCCCCTGTAGACGCAGGGGGCGCTTCCTGGGTGGGTGATCCTCAGTTGCGCGTCCCCCATACGGCGTGTCCCCCGCCGTTGACCGCCTGAGTAGTGCTTCTCCCCGAGCCGATCGCCCATCCTGGAAGCGCCCCAAGAGGAATTTGAATGCAAGGTGCCCACGCCCGCCTGTTCTCACCATCATCCCTAGACAGGGCGATGGTTTGCACGGCGTCGGTCTCACTCATCGACCAGATGCTCACCGCTGGTGAAATTCGAGAGAGCGATCTCGAAGGCGCGGAAGACCGCCTTGACGAAGAGTCCGTGATCGAGTTCGGGAACGGCGCTTACGATGACGTGTTCATCGCGACCGGCGAAGAGACATCGTTCTCGGCCGAGGGCACCGTCATGCACGAACTCAGGCAGATTTGCCTCGAAATGAACCTTGATCCCTTTCTCTTCGTGGGATCGGTCTTTTCACAGGGCAACTACAAGTTCGAGATCACCGAGGAAATGGCAGACCGTCTGATCGAGGGTCTGGACTTCATCCGGCAATACACGACCCATCCTAACGTCGAAGATCGCGTTGATCTATCGACCTTTCTGCCAGGTCAGTTCGGCACGGTGGATACTTGGTGGCTCCACAAGAAGACGCTCTTCGTGAAGGACTTCAAGAATGGGGTCGGCCGACCTGTGGATGCGATAGAGAACCGGCAACTGCTGGCCTATGCGATCGCGATCTGGGACCGCCTCGGGCAACCCGATCTGGACTCCATCGTACTGATGATTGATCAGCCGCGGGCTGGTGGTTTGAAAGACTGGGAGATCACACCGGACGTTCTAAGGGCATTCGGCGATGAACTGAAAAACGTTTTCAAGCGCGTCGAGCGCGGTGACGTTGAATTCGTCCCCACGAAGAAGGGGTGCCAGTATTGCCCGGTGAAAAAGGCGAAACGTGGATGTGCCGCCTATAATCAGTGGATGACGATGATGATGGGCCGGGCACTGCTCGATCCCAACGATCCGCATCCAGCCTTCGAAGACCCGGATCAGATTTCACGGGCGATGCGCTACTACATCATCAGACACGCATCCGACATCCGCGCCTGGCTGGAACGGCTCTACAAGGACTCGCTGCAAGACGCCTTGGCCGGTGATCCCGATCCCGGCAGCAAGGCCGTCGAAGGTGACCTCGGGGATCGCTACTTCACCGATGAGGAAGCCGCCAAGCGCATCCTCGTGGGGGCCATGGGGCGCAAAGCGTTCAAGCCTCGGAAGATTATCGGGATCACCGAGATCGAGAAAACCCTGAAACCCGGAAAGAAGAAGGTGGGCAACCCAGACGCCTGGGAAGCCCTTCTAAAGCTGGTAGATCGGCCACCTGGTTCGCCCAAGTTGGTTCCGGCTGACCATCATAAGCCTGCCTACGTTTCGGCGGATGAAGATGACTTCGACGATCTCAACTGAGCAACCATGTAACTGGAAAGACGTGTAAATGAGCGAAGACAGAAAGACGATTGAGGAACGCGGCGATGGTCGCGCGGTGCAGTTGAAGAACGTGCGGATGGCCTTCACGGGCAGTCTGTATGAGAAGAAACCCACGGTGAAAGATGGCGTCCCGAAGCACAGCTTCAACGTGATCAACGTCGCCGACCGGGCCGAATATGAGGCCAATAAGGCGAAGATCATCGCTGGCCTTGAAGCTGCTTCCGAGAAGACGTGGAAGGACAAGAACCGCTGGAAACGGATCATGGAAAATGATCCCAAGCGTGTCTGCTACCGCGAAGGTAAACGCTTTGCCAACTCCGAGACCGGCATCACCTACGCTGGTTTCGAAGGGAACTACGGCATTTCTGTCGGGTGCCCGGCGAAGGGTCAGAAGCGGCCGAAGAAGCTGATCGACCGCTATAAACGTCCCGTGGAAGAGAAAGACATCCTGGACGTGTTCTACAGCGGAACCTTCGCTGACGTGGTACTTGAGTTCTATGGCACCAACGAAGGCGGTCCCGGTATCTTCTGCACTTGCAATGCTGTGCGTTCGCGGCAGGAAGGCGACAACCTGGGCGGCGGCGGTGTGCCGGTGGAAGACGAGGACTTCGACGATCTTGAAGACGATGACGACTCGTTCAGCAGCCCCTCGGCCGGTGAAACGAACTCGTCGTCGGACGATCTTTTCATCTGATCAATCGTCAATGGGGGCCGGGTTCGCTCGGCCCCTGACACACTTCTGATGTGAGAATCACGATGCACCACCTGATGATCGACCTTGAGACCCTTGGCACGGCCGCAAATGCGCCGGTCGTTGCTATTGGCGCTGTCTTCTTCGATCCGGCTACCGGGAAACTTGGGGCTACCTTTGACGGCACGATCGACGTGGAAGACGCCCTTCGATACGGGATCATGTCAGGCTCGACGTTCAAATGGTGGATGAGCCAGTCGGATGCTGCTCGGCAGAAGGTGGTCCGCGGGCGCGACTCTTCGAAGATCGTATTTGAGAACTTCCGAGATTTCGTTGTGAACAATGTCGGGATGACCGATCGCATTCAACCGTGGGGCAACGGTGCCAGCTTCGACATCACCATCCTTGACTATGCCTTCCCGCGTGTCCTGAACATCCCGCCCCCTTGGCAGTTCTGGAACGTCCGCGACTGTCGCACGATCAAAGAAGTCGCGACCGGCATCGTCGAATTTGACTCATCTATGAAGAAGGGCGTTGCCCACACGGCGCTCGATGATGCCGTCAGCCAGGCGAAGTGGGTCTCGGCCTGCTGGCAAGGATTACGGGCCAAGGGCGGGGTAAAAACCTTCTTCTACTACCACCCAGAGTCGGACAGCGCCTTCACATCCATGCGTGACGATCTTCACGGAACCGGCGATGGACTGGTTGAAGAGATCGACGAGCAGAAGTTCTGGGACATCATCGCTCGGCAAAAGGATGAACAGGCACCCAGAACTGCGGAAGACCTTCTGGTATGATGGACAAGATCGACTTCATCCTTCGAGTAGCCGCTGGCTGGTTCCTCGGGGCGCTGCTGTATTCCCTGACAAAGGAGATCGTCAGGACGCTGAGGCAGGGCTACCGCATTGCGGTGGTCTACTCGGTTCTGTCCGGAAAAGGGAAGCGCCCGAAGTTCAAAGCATGGATGAGAGCCGCCGCTGGTGATTTCATGCGATACTACAGCGAGAAGGGTATCGGCCCCTACTGGATTCCGCATGACGGCAAGAGCCGGATCACCGCGCGCCGATAATGTCCACGATCTTCACCGACATCGAGTGCTACTACGACTTCTTCTTCATCGGCATGAAGCGCCGGGAAGACGGAAAGCGCATTGGCGTTGAATACAGCACCCGGTCTCCGACCTTCGACCGCGACTGGGTTCGGAACATCTTCCTCAAGAACACCACAGTAGGCTTCAACAGCCTCACCTACGACCTTCCGATGATCTGGCTGTCGCTACGCGAAGACGTGACACCTGAAATGCTCAAGGTGGCATCCGACCGGATCATCAAGGGCGGGGTGCGGTGGTGGGAGATCGAGAAGGAACTCGGGATCGTTCTGCCCTGGGACGTAAAGAAGCGCCACATCGACCTGATCGAGCCGCAGCCGAACGCATTCGCCAGTCTCAAGACGCTGAACGGCCGGATGCACGGGAAGCGACTCCAAGACCTTCCCTATCCGGAATACATTCGCCCGACCCATGAGCAGATGGATGCGATCGCCGACTACTGCCTTCATTCCGACCTTGATGCCACCGAGAACCTTTTCGACACGCTAAAGGAACCGCTCGAACTGCGCGTTGCTCTGGGTGAGATATACAAGAAGGACTTTCGCTCGAAGTCAGACGCGCAGATCGGCGAGGCCATCGTCAAGCTTCGCGCCGAAGAGTTGACCGGGCGGTCACCGCAGAAGGTCGAGACCAAACCTGGGACCAAGTTCCGCTACGAAATTCCACCATACGTATCGTTCGAGTCGCCTCAGTTGAAGGCGATGCTCGACCGACTTCGTGAGACTGATTTCGTCGTCAAGAAAGGTGGGAAAGTCGACCTTCCCGATTGGCTATCTGATGAGCAGATCACGATCGGCAGCAGCGTTTATCAGATGGGGATTGGCGGGCTGCATTCGACCGAGAGCGGCCGGTGTGTGCGCAGCAATGACACACATGTCCTGGTCGACGCTGACGTGGCCTCTCAGTACCCGTCGATCATAATGTCCCTTGGGCTGGCTCCAATGTCTCTTGGGGTCACGTTCCTAGACGTTTACGGCAAGATTAAAACTGATCGTCTAAAGGCAAAGAAACGGGCCAAAGAGATCAAGGACGAACTTCCGGGCGTGAACGATCCGGATCGCATCACCGAGTTGAAACTCGAACTGCTGCGCTGCAACGTGATGGATAAAGGCGCGAAGATTCAGTTGAACGGGGTGTACGGGAAACTGGGGAGTCCTTACTCGATCCTTTATGCTCCACACCTTCTGATCGCGACCACGCTTACCGGTCAGTTGACCCTGCTGATGCTCGCAGAGCGGGCCGAGGCGCGCGGGATCAGCGTTGTTTCAGGTAACACTGACGGTCTGCTATTCTACTGCCCGCGGGACAAGTATGCCGGTCTGAAAAAAGACCGGTTGAACCCGTCGATCCTTGCGGACGTAACCGACGACTGGGAGCGAACGACCGGCTTCGACCTTGAGTTTGGGGAATACCGGGCGATCTACAATCAGTCGGTCAACTCGTATTATGCGATCAAGGCTGACGGTGGACACAAGCGGAAGGGGCCGGTCGGCAATCCATGGAGCCTGCATCCTGACGACTTCGACCAGGTGCGTGGTCAGTTGATGAAGAACCCGCAGATGACGATCTGCTCGGATGCCGCTTTGGCCTTCATCAAGGACGGAACCCCGATCGAGAAGACCGTCAACGAATGCACCGACATAAAGCAGTTCGTGACGGTGATCAAAGCCTCGAATGGTGCGATCTGGACGCCAGTCATGCTGGATGTCGAGATTGACAACCCTGATTATCAGGCTGAAATGAGTGTTCTCGACGACTTCCTTGAACGGAAGAAAGCCGGGACGTTGTTGCCCAACGAAAAGCGCCCACCAAAGCCCCGTGAAAAGCTGACAATTCAACAGCTTCACGAAGATGCTTATTATCTCGGGAAGACCGTGCGGTATTACTGGGCAGTCGGCGGTGGAGCCATTTATGACTCAGTGCCGAATGAATCTACAGGGAATTACAAGAAGGTTTCGAACACAGAGGGCGCTGCTGATTGCATGATGCTGCCCGACACGTTGCCTGGGGATATCGACTACGAAAAATATATAAGCGAGGCTAAAAGGATCGTCGAAGAATACGGCTTCTATAATCAGGTTTTTGGGGCACCACGTCGCTCCTTCAATAATAGAGACGCGCTGATCCTTACTCTGGTCGCTTGATTCTGGACCGGAACCACTGTATAAGTGCTTCAAACATCTAAGGTGTGTCTATGAGCGGCTGGATATTCAACAAGGGAAGTTCCTTCCTTATCAGTGGCCTATGGCGCACTGGTCCGGTTTTTTCGGACGACACCTCAATCACTGCTCGAATTGACTTTGGTCCGAAGTTCGAGACCACCGATTTCACACTGACCGTCTCTCTCGAAGAGCCTCGGAACTTCGGAGCGTATGCGTCGAACGTCCAGACCGAAGATTGGCCGGTCGGAGTTCACACTGTGCGGATCGTTCGAACAGATGCGGACTACTACGAGAACGGCGATCCTCTGGTTGAGGTTCTTGATCCTATTCAGCTTGAGGTTCGTTGATGAATTCGGTTCAGCTACAGCTTAATCGGACTTCGGTTGAACTCACGCTCAATGGTGCGGTTCCCGTTCTTGTCGGCGGTCGCAGCGTTGCTGAGGGTCCACCGGGAGCGGACGGCCTGTCGGCCTACCAGATCGCGGTCAACAACGGCTTTGTTGGAACCGAAGAAGAATGGCTGGAGTCTCTTGTCGGAGACGGCGGCGGCGGTGGGCCAGGTGGCCCGACCGATTGGGATGATATCGAGAACAAACCAGAGTTTGCAGCGGTCGCGTTTTCCGGTGACTATAATAGTCTTAACAATCTTCCATCTTTGTTTTCAGGAAACTACGGTGATTTAGGAAATCTCCCAGTAGAGTTTCCGCCCCAGGCTCACACCCATAACGCCTCGGATATTGACGACTTTGACGATGCGGTCGCAAACAGCCCCGCGGTGCAAGCCAATACGGCGAAGGTCAGCAACGCAACGCACAGTGGCGATGTCGTCGGCGACACGGTTCTGACGATCGGCATTAACGCGGTCAGCTTCTCGAAGATGCAGAACGTTGGTCCTGCCGTCTTGCTCGGTCGCCAGAACTCTGGGGCTGGCCCTATTGAGGCAATGAACCCGGCTGCTGCACGGGGCATCCTGAACGTGCAGGATGGGGCTACGGCAAACAGTTCTGACGCGGCTCTTCGAGACCGGTCGACCCATACCGGGGACCAGGCCATCGCAACGGTGACCGGCCTGCAAACGGCACTAGATGCAAAACAGGCCACCGCACAGAAAGACGTAGCTGGGGGCTACGCAGGCCTTGATGGGTCGGGAAAGATCAACCCGAGCCAACTCCCTGCCATCGCCATCACCGATCGGTTCGTGGTTGCGTCCGAAGCTGCAATGCTTGCCCTGACGGCAGAGACCGGCGACATCGCGATTCGAACCGACATCAGCGAAACGTTCATGTTGAACGGGAACCCCACTGTTCTCGCCAACTGGCAACCATTCCTACATCCAAACTCACCAGTAGCTAGTGTCTTTGGTCGAACCGGAACTGTGACCGCTCAAAACGGCGACTATAACAGTGATCAGGTCACCGAAGGTTCCACGAACCTCTATCACACCCCTGCCCGCGTCCTTGGAACAGCACTGTCTGGCTATGCCGCAGCCGGATCGCGGACAGCGTTGCTTTCTACCGACACAACGGTTGGCGCATTCGGTAAGATCGGCAAGTGGTTCGCTGATTTTGCCGGTATCGCATGGACCGGCAGTGCAAGCGATCTTTCAGCGGGCACTGTTCCAGCAGCCCGGATGCCAGCCCACACTGGCGATGCAACCAGTTCATCCGGTTCTGTTGCCCTTACTCTTGCGACCGTCAATTCGAATGTCGGTAGCTTCGGCCTTGCCGGATCAGTTGCGCAGATCGCCGTCAATGCGAAAGGTCTGATTACAGCCGTCGCGAACGTCGCTATCAGCATTGCGGCGTCGGCGATCAGCGATGCCTCGACAGCAGGCCGGGCAATGCTGACAGCGACGAACGTGGCCGCGCAGACTGCTCTGCTGGACACCTTCACGGCCACGTTGAAAGGTCTCGTTCCTGCACCTGGTTCGGCGACTGGGAAGTTCCTTAGAGACGATGGTACTTGGGCAGCGCCAGCGGCTGCGGGGGGAGCGGGTCCGGACAAGTTCGTCTATTTCACTGATTTTCAAACGACCGTTGCAGATCAGGTCACACAAGGATTTGTTTCGAATGGTGCGAATACAGTAGTTGCATGGCCCTTCGCTGGAAATCCATCGGGTTCGGGCTTCATTCGACAGTCACTTGTAGCGAATACAGGCGTTCGTGCAGCGTGGGGCCACGCGAACAACGCAGTTGGGCTTTACCTTCGTCAAGGGCTTAGCCTATATCAAACTCGTGGTTCCCTAATGGACTTAGGGGCTTCACGGGTCTACGAGTGCAATCTTGGGTTCGTCAACGATCATACTGCCGCCCCGACTTACGGATGCTTCTTCCGTTATCAGAATGGTGTAAACGGCGGACGCTGGGAAGCGATCTGTGTTGCGGGCGGATCGTCGACTGTGGCCGATACCGGGATAACGGCAGTTATCAACACGATGACTATCTTTGCGGTTGAAGTGAACGCGGCTGGGACTTCGGTGGCATTTAAGATCAACGGCACCACCGTTGCCACGATCACTACGAACATTCCGGCCGCAGGCATCAACTTGGGCTTCACTAACGCCATTCGTCATGTATCGGGCACTGCTGCGGTGAACGCCGCCCTTTGGGACTATCAATATGTTTCGCAAGAATTCACCGGCCGTTGATGCGCGAATTTGCATTAAGAGCAAAGTCTCGTGAGTCAGACGTTGAAATCGAAGTCGTAGCCTGGGCTGAGAACAACGGATGGGTTGTTCGGAAGATGCAATACATCGGTCGGCGAGGGTGTGCCGATCGGTTCTTCTTCGGATACGGCCAGATCGTTATGCTCGAATTCAAGCGACTGGATGATGGGATTATCTCTGAGAACCAGTCGAAGGAACATGCGCGCCTCGAAGCGGTTGGGTGCCCTGTTTTTGTTTTTTACACCAGTCAAAGCGCGATTGATTTCCTAAAACGCAAGATGTAGGATCACTTTCTCTGTTAGAATCACCTTGGAGTTGCTATGACCTTCGCTGCACCGATCGCCGAAAGAACCTGGGAACAGAAATATCGGCTGAAAGAGTTCAACGGAACTCCGATTGATGTGACAGTGCAGGACACCTGGGCACGGATTGCAGCAGCCCTTGCGAAGGCTGAGGACGATCCCGCATATTGGGAACAGCAGTTCTATCGCGCTCTTGAAGATTTCAAGTTCCTTCCGGCCGGTCGCATCATCGCTGGCGCTGGTGCCGAACGCAGTGTGACCCTGTTCAACTGCTTCGTCATGGGAACGATCCCTGACTCCATGGACGGCATTTTCAGCGCGCTTCGTGAAGCGGCTCTGACCATGCAACAAGGCGGTGGCATCGGTTACGACTTCACCCCGATCCGCCCGAAGAACGCTGAGGTGAAGGGTGTTGCTGCTGACGCAAGCGGTCCTCTGTCGTTCATGGACGTGTGGGATGCGATGTGCCGCACGGTGATGTCGGCCGGTTCACGCCGCGGGGCGATGATGGCAACGATGCGCTGCGACCATCCGGATATCGAGGCCTTCATCGAAGCCAAGCGCGATCCGGCCCGTCTTCGCATGTTCAACCTCTCGGTCCTGGTTACCGACGATTTCATGACCGCTGTCAAGAACGACGACCTCTGGCCGTTGTATCACCGCACCTTCCCCGGCGTCGGCCGCGACATCGGTTCGGTGGTTGGAAGCGACGGTGTTCGCCGCTACATCTACAACGTGATCCGCGCCCGTGATCTCTGGGAAAAGATCATGCGCTCGACCTACGACTATGCCGAGCCGGGTGTGATCTTCATCGACCGGATCAATGCGGCGAACAACCTGAAATACATCGAGACGATCGCCAGCACCAACCCGTGCGCGGAACAGCCGTTGCCGCCCTACGGGGCCTGCCTGCTGGGTTCGATCAACCTGACGAAGTTCGTCGATGGTCCGTTCACTTCTATCGTGCAAGTCAACTGGAAATCGCTTCGGGATGTCGTCGCGATCGCCGTCCGGATGATGGACAACGTGATCGACGTGACCGGCTTCCCGCTGCCGCAGCAGGAACAGGAAGCGCGGAACAAGCGCCGGATCGGCCTCGGTGTGACCGGCCTGGCTGACATGCTCGTCATGCTCGGCATGACCTATGGCACCGTCGAAGCGGCACAGTTCACCGAGCGACTCATGAAAGAGGTCGCCGAGGCTGCTTACTGGGCGTCGGTCGACCTCGCTCAGGAGAAGGGCTGCTTCCCGCTCTTCGACGCAGACGAGTATCTGAAATCCGATCACATGCTCGGAATGGATGAGGGGCTGCGTGAGACGATCCGCGAAGTCGGCATCCGGAACTCGCACCTGACCTCGATCGCTCCGACCGGCACCATCAGCCTGTACGCTGGGAACATTTCCAGCGGGATCGAGCCGATCTTCGCCCATGGTTACAAGCGGAAGGTGCTTCAACCGGACGGCTCGAAGATCGAGGAAGTGGTCGAAGACTACGCGGTCGCGGCTTACAAGACGAACTGGATCGCCGATCACGGTGGCAATTTCGAAATTGCCGACCAATGGGACGACTCCTATCTCCCAGAACACTTCGTTACTGCTCAGACGCTCGCGCCCGAGGCACATCTGCTGATGCAGGCAGCAGCCCAGCGTTGGGTCGACTCGTCGATCTCCAAGACGATCAACCTGCCGCGTGAGATCAGCTTTGAGGATTTCCAGGCGGTCTATCTACGGGCCTACGACCTCGGGTGCAAGGGCTGCACGACCTACCGGCCGAACGATGTCACTGGCAGCGTCCTGGAAGTCGCTGAGGTGCAACCCGAGCCGATCGCTACCGATGGCGATGAAGGTGGTGCCTGTGAACTGATCATCGACCCAGAGACCGGTCAACTGATCAAAAGCTGCGAGTGAGGATCGACGATGTGCAGCAAGTGTAACGGAAAGGGTTTTGTTCTCTGGGTGTATCCCAACAAGAAACCTCTACCAGTCTACTGGTTTGACCGTGGTCCTGACGGTCAACGACCGACTCCGTGCGAGTGTTCAGAATGATCTCCCAAGACGACATCGACGCTATGTGCGAACCGGAAGGCTTGAACTGGCCTGACTACCTCATGGGCTTCGCTCGTCATGCGGCCTCGAAGAGCAAGGACAGCACCAAGGTCGGCGCTGTCCTGGTCGGGCCGAACAACGAAGTCCTGCTGACCGCCTTCAACGGTCCACCGATCGGCGTTGCTGATCTTCCGGAGCGCCGCAACACGCGCCCTGAGAAGTATCTCTGGGTCTCCCACAGCGAAGCCAACCTGATCGCCTTCGCCGCGCGCCGTGGCATTCGCACCGAAGGCTGCACGGTCTACGTGACCCACTGTCCATGCTCGGGCTGCGCGAAGTCGCTGATCCAGGCTGGGATCAAGAAGGTCATCATGGGCACGGGCATGACTTCAATGCCCCCTGACGAGTTCCGTGCTGCGACGACGATGCTTCGGGAAGCTGGGGTCGAACTGGTCGAAGTATGAACGTCCACCTTCGACCGGCCGAGTCTCTCCGATCCTCACAACGCCTGATCTCCAAGATCATCAAAGGTGAGCCTGCCAAGCTTATCGTCAGCGGCATGGGAAGCGGGAAGACCGGCGCGGCACTGGATGCAGCCAGGGCGCTGCTGGACAGCTTCGAGGCCCATCACATCCTGATCATCGGACCTCTTCTGGTGGCCCAGAATACGTGGCCTGACGAGATTGAGACCTGGCAGCACACGAGAGTCATTCGCTATGCGGTCGCCGTGGGCGACCAAGCAGAACGCGCGGCCGCGGTAGCCAAGCGGGCAGAGATCACCACGATCAATTTCGAGAACATCCAGTGGCTCGCGAAGCACATCAAGTCGATCGACCACTGGTATTGGGACACGGTGATCATTGACGAGTCCAGTCGCTTCAAGGCCGGTGAAAAGCGGACAAAGACGACCAAGGTCAAGACGGCATCTGGCGAAGTGAAGGTCCGGAAAGGTGGGAACCAGACCAGGTTCGGCATCATGACGACCGCCCGTCAGAAGATTGACCGCATCTATGAGTTGACCGGCACACCAACTCCGAACGGCCTCTACGACCTCTGGGGGCAGATTTACCTGCTCGATCAGGGTCAGCGACTCGGCAGAACCAAGTCTGCTTTCGAGAATCGGTGGTTCGATAAGAACCCCTACACCTACGCAATCACACCTCGGCCGGGTGCCGAAGCTGAAATAATGGGCTTGATCAGCGATCTGATGGTGACGATCCCGCAAGAGAAGATCACCGACGATGCACAGTTCATCCCCATGTCAGTCAGGCTTCCTGACAAGGCGATGCAAGAATATCTCGACTTCGAGAAGACCCTTTACTCGCAACCATACGATGTGGAAGCGGTCAGTAGCGGGGTTCTCGCGAACAAGCTTCTACAGTTCGCCAACGGCCACCTCTACCGAGAAGACCGGTCGGTCATCGCTGTTCATGAGGCCAAGTTCGAAGCCTTGGACGAACTGATCCAGCAGTGTCACGGTGAGAATCTGCTTGTCTTCTACAGCTTCAAGTTCGACAAGGATGCGATAAAAAAGCGTTATCCTCATGCAGTTGTGGCAAATGAGAGCAAGGATTTTGTCTCGACATGGAACAAGGGGAAGATCAGACTCGGACTGGCACACCCGGCCTCGATCGGCCATGGCACTAATCTACAGTATGGCGGGCACATTGCTGCGTGGTTCGGCTTGACATTCAACCTTGAGTTGTGGCAGCAGGCAAATATGAGGCTTCCTCGGCCGGGGCAAACCAAGCAGGTTCTTATCTACCCGATCATCGCGAAAGGCACCTATGACGAGAGGGCTGTGGACAGTTTGCAATCTAAAGGTGCTACTCAAGATAGGATTGTTTCTGGTTTTCTTCATCGACCTTGACAGTTTCGTTGACTTTCACGGTTAAGGTGCATATTTCTTGATTCGAGGGTTGGGGAACCTTCGACGCTGCCACCGCCATTGGAGCCTAAGAATACCATGAAGGGTAAGAATCCTGCTGCTCACGAAGATTTTGCGAAGCGTTTCGTCATAGCTTGTGATGACAATCCGAACGTGCCTGAAATGAACTTTGGTCGTTTGACCTGGATCGCCACCGAGTTCAAAAAGCGTTTCAATGTCGACGTTACCTCTGAGACCGTCCGGAAGTGGAAGATGGGAATCTCACGCCCACATCCGCATCAGAAGATGGTTCAGCTTGCCGAAATCCTGCGGTGCGAAGTTGCCTGGCTGGCGACCGGCGTAAGCGACGGCGTGGACAAGAAGCAGGCGAAGGTTCGTCACCAAGTCGCTGATGGTGCTGTGAACGTCATTGCAGGACTGGTCCAGATGGCTGGCTCTCATCCAGCTTTCCCACTGCCCGAGGATCAGTTCGCTGTCGAGAACCACATCGACCTCTACGCGATCATTCGAGGCGTTCAACATGCCTTTCACATAGCGACGGGTGAACCGGTCGACGGTGACGTTCAGTTCTTGATCCCGATAGAGGTTAAGAACGCAATCGTTCTTGGGATCATACCAGAAGGCGGCTTGAAGTTCTCGATCGTGCAGATCGACTTGGAGAGCGCTGAAAAGAACGGATCGCGCCGCGGGAACATGCTCTCTTTCATGTTGAAAAACGTGGAGAGCAAACCGGTCGAAAGCTTCTCAGTGAAGCTGTAGAGCGGCCTGATAGGTAGCAGTCTTACGGTATTTTTCACGGTATGACGTTGAAATTTTCGTTTGATTTCAACGTCTCGTGACTCCCCTACGGGCTGCCACCATACTTCCCCATGCTTCTCAGATAGACTGTAGACCCTTTATTTACTGGGGTTTATAGGTCTATGCTTCTCAGTGCTTACCCATGCTTCTCATAGGTTACGGTATGAAAATACGGTAACCGTGCCCCTAAGCGATACCGTAGGGTGACCATGCCTCTAACAGACACCAGACTTCGCGGGTTGAAGCCCGGCATCAAACCTCAGAAATTGAGCGACGGTGGACAGCTTTATCTGCTGGTCAACCCGAGTGGATCGAAGCTTTGGCGCATGGATTATGCGTTCAAAGGAAAACGGAAGACGCTCTCCTTCGGCGCTTATCCGGAAGTCAAACTGGCCGACGCTCGGGCGCTGCGAGATCGTGCAAAGAAGGCTCTCGCCGATGGACAAGACCCTTCGTCCAACCGGTCGATCGAACGTGGGGACCATGACAGCTTTGAGGCTGTGGCCCGCGCCTGGCTGGCATCACAGGTATGGGCACCTAAGTATGCCCCTCAGATCGTCAGGACGTTCGAGAGGGATGTGTTCCCCCTGCTCGGCCAGAGACCTATGGTCGAGATTCAACCAAGCGAGGTGCTGGATGTCATTCGCGCTGTAGAGGCCCGCGGTGCGCTCGACATAGCCAAGCGGCTTCGTCAGAAGATCAGTGCGGTCTTCCGCTACGCGACCCCGAGCGGCCTGGTGAAGTTCGATCCGGCAGCGAGCCTGCGTGATGCCATGAAGCGCCCGCCCAGGGTGAAGCACATGGCGTCTTTGAAGGCAGGCGAAATGCCCGAGTTCTTCAAACGCCTGCGAGCCTTCGACGGAGAACCCCAGACAGCCTTGGCCCTCGAACTTGTCATCCACACCATGAGCAGAACCAGCGAGGTTCGCTTCGGCCGGTGGTCGGAGATCGAAGGTGACTTCTGGCGCATCCCCGGTTCGAGAATGAAGAAGGGTCGAGATCACATTGTTCCGCTGACCAGACAGTCAAAGGATATTCTCGCTAGGCTGAAAGAGATCGCTGGGAAGTCGGAGTGGATCGCGCCGGGGATCAGCGGGAAGCCCATGAGCGAGAACACCATGCTCTATGCGCTTTATCGGATGGGCTATCACAGCCGAGCCACGACCCACGGCTTCCGGTCGACTGCATCGACGGTGCTGAACGAGTCTGCCCTCTGGCGAACCGACGCGATCGAACGGCAGCTTGCTCACGTTCCTGATGATCAGGTTAGGGCCGCTTATAACGCTGCGCAGTATCTCGACGAGCGGATCAAGATGATGACCTGGTGGAGCGATCAACTCACCCAATGGGAGAGCCAAGGGATCAGGACTATCGACACCGATCTCAGTGATCTTCTGAGCGATGGTGACTTACTGGTTTGAGTGCCGGTCTCTGCCGACTGTCACCTTTTTACGGCGGTTGCCATGCTCGGTATTCGCCGACTGTATCAAAGCCAACTACTGACCTACGCATTCAAATTTGTTGCGGGCCGCTGTTCTGATGCTCTGATTCCAGAGCGGAAGTCGGGACTGCGCCCTTCACTTCACCGCGTAAATCTGCGGCCCGCGACTCACTGATAGCACACATTCTGGTTGAAAGTCACGTCCGATGTGTGTATCCATGCTTCTCAGAAGCAGGAGCCTATCAGATGACCGACCGCATGATCCGGTTACCGGAAGTAACCCAGATCACCTCTCTCTCGACAGCCCAGCTTTATCGAATGATGGAAGATGGGTCTTTCCCCAAGCAATACCGGATTTCTCATCGGGTTGCCGCGTGGAAGGAATCTGAGGTCGCAGCCTGGGTAAACTCTCTGGTTGCCGTATGACCTACCTGAACCGGATCGAGCATCCGGCCTACTACAACGACTTCGACGAGGGGTCGGTGGAATGGCTGCGCGAACTCATGAAGCAGGGTCTCATCCCGGCCGGTGAGATTGATGCCCGTTCGATCCTTGAAGTGCAAGCGTCTGACCTCATCGGTTTCACCCAGGCTCATTTCTTTGCCGGGATCGCTGGATGGCCCCTCGCTCTACGTCTTGCCGGTATCCCTGTCGATGTCTCGCTGTGGACCGGCTCTCCCCCATGCCAACCTTTCTCCGTGGCAGGACTCCAAGAAAGCCGTGAAGATGAGCGACACCTCGCCCCCCATTTTGTCGATCTGGTCGGGGTTGCCCGCCCCGGAGTGCTGTTTGGCGAACAGGTCGCCAGCGCGGAAGTCTTCGGAAAGGCTCCAAAGCGTTCTAGAGGAAACGTTGTCCCACCGCCTGACTGGGCTTGGATCGACGATTTATCAGATCGCCTGGAAGCCGCACGTTACACCGTTGGGGCGAGCGATTTCCCGTCAGCGGGCGTCGGGGCACCGCACATCCGTCAACGGACGTATATCGGAGCAGTATCCGAAGAGTGGCTGGTCAACCGCATCGGCTCGGGACTGGAAGGATTCGGCCGGGATGACGGTCGAGGCTGTGAACCCGGATGGCTCAGAGAGGATACGCCTGGATCAGCTTCCGAGACAGGCACAGTTGGCGAAAGACAGCCCGGCCCGACTAACGGCTTCTGGGGAAATGCTGACTGGCTCCTCTGTCGGGACGAGAACTGGCGGGCTGTTGAACCCCGAACATTCCCGCTGGCTGATGGGTTTCCCGCCAGAGTGGGGCTGCTGCGGGGTTACGGCAACGCTATTAATCCGCGACAAGCGAAAGTCTTCATCAAAGCGTTCTTCGAAGCCGTTGAAATCTTCATCCGCGGCGAACCTAAACAGGTCGCTGATCTTAGCCTTGATGGGTTGATTGTTTGATGACCACTGACCTGAGCGATCTCTTCGAAGACGAAGAACCGAAGAAGCCCAAGAAGAAGGTCGGCCGTCCGACGCGCGAAGAGGCATTGGCGAAGGCTCAAGCATTGGAAGAGCCGCTGCCGCACTATAGCGTCTTCCGTCAGCCGGTGGGCGTGACCTACCTTGCGAAGGTCGTTGGTCGACAGCCGCGCCAGATCGAGAAGCGCCTTGAGAAGTGCCCCGCTGCCGAGTGGGTGGGGCATCAGGGCAAGCAAGTCCCGATGTATGACTTCCTGACCGCGATGGCATATCTGATCCCGCCGCGGGGCAACATCGAAGACTGGTTCGCCCAGCAGAACGCTGCCTCGCTGCCGCCCTATGTGAATAAGATGTGGTGGGACTCCGCGAACCAGCGGAACCGGGTGATGTTGTCGTCGAATGATCTCTGGCACACCGATGACGTAATGATCGTCTTCGGCCGGGTGGCTATGATGATCCGGCAAGAGGTCAAGATGTGGGTGGAAGACCTTCCCGAGAAGGAACTGCTCACCGATGCCCAATACACCGCTCTGGTGGACGCAGGAAACCGCCTCGTCGATTCGATCCGTGAGACCCTGACCAAGTTGCCCAGCGAGACCTTCTCGATGTCGGCGCACATCAATCAGGAACTTGAATCTTCTAGCCGTCAGATCAACGACAGCGACCGGCCGGAATTTGACGATGAGAGTGAAGATTGACTTCGAAGAATATCCGCCCAGCGACAATCGCTGAACTGATGGACCGGGCGCGTTTCAAGGCGCTCGAAGAGATTGTCAACGCAGCCTTCTCTGAAATGCGCCCAGCCGACCGGTTGAGCGTGACCGATGCTGCTGAGAAATACACGAAGCTTGGTTCTGGCGGCGGTCACAGCAAGCCCTGGTCGCTGGATCGAACCCCATATCTGAAAGACCCACAGGACGTTCTAACCTCGCTCGATTTTCAGGGGATGGTCTTCGTCGGCCCGGCCCGAACCGGTAAGACAATGATGGGTCTGAACGCGATCTCACATACGGTGAAGACTGATCCGCGGGACATGCTCTATGTCCATATGGACCGAGAGAACGCGCGGAAATGGTCGAACGGTGACCTCAAGCGATATCTGGAATCTTCGACCGCGATCCGCAGCGAGCAACTGACATCGCGTCAGTACGACAACACTTTCGACAAAACCTTCAAGAGCGGGATGCGATTCCTGCTGACCTACCCTACTGCTTCCAACCTGTCTGGTATCACGGTGCCCTTCGTCGGCTTCATCGACTACGACCGGATGGACGATGATGTCGATGGGGAAGGCAACCCGTTCGACCTTGGTTCTATGCGGACGACGACATTCAAGCGCTTCGCTATGACCTTTGCTGAGTCGTCCCCGAACCCGAACAAGGAAATCCAAGACCCCCGCTGGATACCTGAAACGCCACACGCTGCCCCGCCGATCCGAGGCATCTTCGAACTCTATAACCGTGGAGATCGCCGCCGCTGGATGTGGTGCTGCCCGTCCTGTGCTGAATGGTTCGAGCCAGATTTCAAGCTGCTGAACTGGGGTGCAACTTCCGATCCCATGGAAGCCCGAGAGTCTACGGTCCTGATCTGTCCGCATAACGGATGTGTTGTCGAACCCCGCCAGAAGGATGTGATGAACCGCACCGGCAAGTGGATTCGGGAAGGTGAAATGATCCAACCTGGGATAGAAGGTGTGATCGTCGTAAGGCCCGGTATGAAGGTCACTCGATCCTCGATCGCAACCTTCTGGCTCAAGGGACCGGCTGCGGCCTATCAGGACTGGGGTCAACTGGTCGAGAAATACCTTCGGGCCGAGAAGGCGCTCGAAGAGACCGGTGACGATGGTCCGCTGCGCAAGACGGTCACCACCGACCAAGGCACCTTCTACATACCGAAAACACGCCTGTCTGAAATGTCCCCGGAGGTCCTCAAGAACAAGGCTGAGGACTGGGGGTCTACCGAAGACAATCCGACCGTGCCCGCTGGTGTCCGGTTCCTGATCGGCACCGCTGACGTTCAGAAGAACGCCTTCGTCTGCCAGGTGAACGGCTTCACCGAGACCGGAGATATGGTGGTGATCGACGGGTTCAAGATTCGCTTATCGAACCGGAAGAACAAATCGGAAGAGCGCCTGCCGATCGACCCGGCCGCGTTCGCCGAGGATTGGGACACGCTTGAAACCGAGTTGATGAACAAGTCCTATGAACTCGCTGACGGCTCTGGTCGACGGATGCGGATCAGAGCATCAGCTTGCGACTCCGGTGGTGCTGAGGGCGTGACAGGCCACGCATATAACTTCTGGCGCAAGCTGAAAGGCAAGCAGGACGGATCACACCGCCGCTTCATGCTGGTGAAGGGTGACACGACCAAGGGTGCCCCGCGCGCCCGAACCACTTGGCCGGATGCCTCGAAGAAGGACAAGCTTGCCGTGGCCCGCGGTGACGTGCCCGTGGTGATCTTCCAGTCGAACTCGCTCAAGGATTTGGTCTACCTGCTGATGGCTCGCCGAGCCTCTGATGAAACTCAGGTACAGGAAGGTGGGATGCTTCGGTATCCGGACTGGATGGAGAACTGGTTCTATGTCCAGTTGACCTCGGAACTGCGGACAGCGAAGGGGTGGGAGAACACCAGGAAGCGGCGCAACGAAGCATTCGACCTTTCCTACTACGCCCAGGGCATTGCCCTACGGCCGGTTGAAGCTGGCGTTCCCTACATTCACTTCGGATATGACCGGATGGACTTCAATGACGCTCCGATCTGGGCCGCTGATTGGGACATCAACGAGTTCGTATTCAACCCGAAAACGGATGATGTTGACGCCGTAAAGAAGCCTAAGCGTAAGTCATTGGCTGAACTCGGTAAGGAATTGGGATGATGCACTTTTATAGTGCCTGTCACTTTTCTAGCTTGCAATAAGCACGTTGAACGTGTATCTATTGGCCCATCAACACCATCGGATGATAGATGCCGTCGCTAACCGCTCCTGAAATTGCTGTGATCCGCCAGCGCCTTACTGAGGCGAAGGCTGCACTTCACAATCTTCAAATCGGACAAAGCGCGGTTGAAATCCGTGATTCGAACGGTGATGCTGTCCGCTATACCCCGGCAAATGCTTCTCGTCTGAAAGCGTATATCGCTGAACTTGAAGCCCAACTTCTCAATGACGCCGCAGCATCGCGCCGCGTTCGTCGTCCCATGGTGCCGACATGGGGATGATTGATACCGATCTAACCGACTTGCTTGATGCCACGGGTGTCTCCGGACGTGCGTCAGGTGAGACCCCCTCGGGTGCTGTGGCGGCGGCATCCGGGGGCGTGTCCTATGATGCTGCATCCGTTGTAGATCAACTGGCAACCTGGGTCACTCCGATCCGTTCAGCCGACGCAGAAATCCTGCCTGAAAAGTCCCGCCTTGACGCCCGTTCCCGCGACACGCTTCGGAACGATGCTTACGTCAAGGGTGGTTCGACTCTTCACAAAGACAATATCGTCGGCTCTCAGTACATCCTGAACGCCCGCCCGATGAGTAAAATTCTTTTCGGCAAGGAAGACCTCACCTGGGAGACTGAGTTTCAGGAAGAGGTTGAGACCCTGTTCACCCTCTGGGCAGAGTCGCCTATGAACTGGGCCGATGCTCAGCGGGTGAACACGCTCACTGATCTGGTGCGACTGGCTGTTGGAACCCACACCGCAACTGGTGAAGTTCTCGGGACATCCGAGTGGATGCCGAACGATGGTCGTCCCTTCCGGACTGCTATGATGATGATCGACACTGATCGTCTGTCGACCCCTCAAGACCTGCTCGGCATTAGTCTGTTCAAGGACAAGATCAGGAACGGTGTTGAGCGCGATCGTCGTGGGGCACCGATTGCCTATCACATCCGCAACACCCACCCGAACGAAGGTCAGTTCGCGGCTCTAGATTTTACGCGCCAGTCCTGGAAGCGCATCCCGACGCGGAAGCCTTGGGGCCGTCAGCTTGTCTTGCACATCTTCGAGCAGGAGCGTCCTGATCAGTCCCGTGGTATCGCGGCAATGGTTTCCGCTCTGAGCGAAATGCGGATGACGAAGCACTTCCGCAAGACGGAACTGCAACGTGCTGTCATCGCAGCAACCTACGCTGCTTCGATCGAGTCAGACCTTCCGGCCGACGCCCAACTAGCAATGGGTGCGGTCGATAACGATGCTGACGGCAACGCCACAACCAACTGGATCGCGGATTACCTTAGCAAGGTCTCTGAATTCCATGGCGATGGTAATCGGATCAACCTGGATGGGGTTCAGATTCCGATCTTTGTGCCGGGAACCCATCTGAAAATCCAGAACCCTGGTGCGCAATCACCCCAGGGTGACAAATTCGAGGCATCGCTGCTTCGACACATCGCGGCTGCGCTCAACGTGTCGTATGAGGAACTGTCGCGCGACTTCACCAGCACGAACTATTCCTCGGCCCGCGCCGCAATGACGCTCACCTGGAAGGCGATGCAGTCGCGCAAGCGCAAGGTCGCTGACACCACTGCGTCCTTCATCTATCGGAACTGGTTGGAAGAGTGCGTCAATTACAACCTGTTGACGACGCTCAAGCGTTCGAACGTCCCGGCTTTCTATGAAGGCATGAATGCAGACGCATATGCGAACTGCGAATGGATCGGCGCTGGCCGTGGGCAGATCGACCCGGTGAAAGAGACGCAAGCTGCGATCCTCAAGATCAAAGCTGGGCTTTCGACTCGGGAAACCGAGATCGCCCAGATGTCCGGTGGCGATTGGCGTCGTGTGGCTCGTCAGATTTCCCGTGAAAAGGAACTCGATGAGAAGCTGAAAATCCCGTCGATCTACGAGTCCACGGACACAACCGACACCGAGAATTCGTTGAGTGGAAGCCCTCGCGAAGCCAAAAAGGACAACACTGATGAGTGATATCAACCCGATCATGGCCCGGTTCGACGGTCAACCGGCCCTGATGAACGCGGACAACATCACGTCAGTCTGGTTCCAAGCCTGCTGCCAGGAAGTCGCTGCTGCGGCCGAAAAGATCGCGCAAGTCGAACAGGCTGCTGACAATTTCTGGTTCTCGTCGGATGACTGGCGTTCGGCGTATCGCCCGTATCAGGTTCAGAAGGGTCTTCTCACGATCCCGGTGAAAGGCCTGCTGCTGAACAATTTCTCGATCTCCTACGGATCGTATGCCACTGGCTACGAGTACATCTGGAAGGCCGTGCAACGTGGCATGAACGATCCCGAAGTGAAGGGTATCGTCTTCGACGTGGACAGCGGTGGCGGCATGGTAGCTGGCAACTTTGACTTGGTTGACCGCATCTATGCTCTTCGTGGCAAGAAACCGATGCGAGCCTTCACCGAGGGCGGTGCATACTCTGCTGCCTACAGCATTGCCTCGGTTGCGGACAAGATCGTCATGGGCCGCAGCGCTGGGGTCGGCTCGATCGGTGTGGTCCTGACCCACTTCGAACAATCGAAGATGCTGGCCGATCGCGGGATCACGGTCAACATCATTCGATCCAAACCTCGCAAATACGAGGGGAACGCACTTGAACCGCTGACCGACGCGGCTCGTGCAACGATGCAAGATCACGTCAACGCATCACATCAGGAATTCGTCGCCATTGTGGCACGAAACCGGAACATGAAAGAGACCAAGGTCGATGCGACCAACGCTCTCTGCTTCATGTCCGAAGAGGCGATCGAAAAGGGACTGGCCGACGAAAAAGGCACCCTGGAAGACGCATTCACGGCCTTCGCGGCCTTTGTCAACTCTGAACAGGAGATCGAACCCATGGCCGATTCAAACCAGGCCGGTATCACCCAAGAAGCACACGATGCGGCTGTTGCGGCTGCTCGGGTGGAAGGAAATGCGGCCGGTGCATCGGCCGAACGGACTCGCGTGAAAGCGATTCTGGAAAGCGCGGAAGCGGCGGATCGCCCGATCGCTGCGCAAATGTTCGCCTTCGACATGGCCCTCAGCGCTGAGGACTCCGTGGCGAAACTCGCCAAGCTGCCTGTTGAAACCAAGCAGGAAGCAACCGCTCCCGTGCAAGGCGCTGGTACTGGCGCTGCGGCCTTCACGCAGGCGATGGAAGGCACCCCGAACCCCGACCTCGCTGCTGATGGTGGCGAAGACGAACCCCTGACCGGCAGCGCGAAGATTCTCAAGCTTGCCGCCGCCGTTGGCATCAAAGGCTTCGGCAACAAGTAACCCCATCACAGGAGCAAAACGATGGCGACGATTCCTACCTCTTACAAGAATGCCGGTCTCCGTGGGATGCCCGCATTCGAAACGCTGGACAGCTACATCGACTCGAACTTGGTCGCTGGCGCTGAACCGGCTATCCAGCAGCCGGTTCGTATCCTGCTCGGCGACAGCTTGACGCTCGAACAGTTTACCGTGGTCGGTCTGTCGGCTGGGAAACTGGTCAAGGCCACCTACAACGCGACCGTTGCTTCGGCGATCAAGCCGATCGGTGTCCTGATGCAGAAGGCTGTTTCCCTCTCCTCGAACACCACGATCTTCGGTGAAGTCTCGCTGACCGGCTGCTTCAATGCCGGTTCCAATGACGCTGGCCTCGACAGCCCGCTCGTTTGGGACTCCAGCTACGATACGCTGGCGAAGAAGACCACCTGGGAAGGTGTCACCAATCTGCAAGGTGGCAACCTGATCTTCCGCAAGCGCCTCTCGTAACCCTCACCCAGCCATAAGGAACAATTGAAAATGGCAACTTCCAATCCCTATGAACTCTGGGAAATTGGCACCATCCTCGGCGTCTTCCGCGATGTGAAGCCAGAGACCTGGTACTTCGGCCAGTATTTCACGAACCAGATGCGCTCGACTGACGAGTGGATCGACTTCGAGAAGCTGCCGATCCGCAGCCGCAAGCTGGCACCGTTCGTCAAGCCGATGGGCCGTGGCACGGGCGTCTTCACCGACAAGGTGAATGGCTACCGCTTCAAACCGGCGAACGTTGTGGTCGAAGATTCGGTCGATCCGCTGCGTCCGCTGACCTTCCAGCCGGGTATCGACGCTTCGATGCTCCATCCGACTCGTCTGTCGCCGATGGAACGACTGGCGCTGATCAAGGCGGAAATGATCCGCGAATTCCAACTCTCGGTTGAACGCCGCTGGGAATGGATGCGCGCTCGTGCGATCATCGACGGCAAGGTCACCTGTGCCTACCTGGACGGCTCGTCGGTCGAAGTCGACTTCCTTCGTGCCGCTGGTCACACCGAAGTTCTCGGTTCCGGCGATCGTTGGGGTGAGACTGATGTGTCGATCTTGGACCACATCACCCTGATCATGGACACCTGCAACGACGCTGAGTTCGGCGGCATGATCAGCCGTATCACCATGGGCGGTGCTGTCGCCAAGGTGCTGCGTGATGACGTTCAGATCATGAAGCATCTGGACGTGAACATCGCTGGTGGTGTTCACACGGTCGACCGTGGTCTTCTGCCTGGCGGCTCGGCCGGTGGTCAGAAAATCTACAAGTTCGGCGAGATCGCTGTCGGCGGCAACTCGGGCCACCGCATCGAACTGTGGGTCAACAACGAGACCTATCAGGACGCTTCGGGCACCCAGACCCGCTATCTGGCTGCGAACCAGATCGTCGCGACGGCTGATGCTGCGTCGATCAATGGCTACGAGTGCTTCGGCATGATCGTGGACAAGGATGCCGAGTATCAAGCGCTGCCGATGTTCCCGAAGAACTTCGAGACCGGCTCGCGCGTCAAGGTCGAGAACCTGTCGATCGAGTCGGCCCCGCTGTTCGTCCCGATCAACCCGAACGCAACCTACAAGGCGACCGTTCTGGCCTAACCACACCCCTTGGCCCCGCCGCATTCGAGCGGGGCCATTTCACCTCTAACATGAAAGAAACATCCGATGAGCGATAAGTCCGTCTATGTCGCGACTGGAAGTCTCACCAGCAACCGCGTCAAACACGCACCTGGTTCGATCCTCTCGCTTTCTGTGGAAGAAGCCGCTGTCTTCGCCGAAGTCATCCGCCCCGCTGATGAACATGAAAATGCGATCTTCGAAGCGACCCAGGTTGAACCCGCAACCGTCGCGCCGGTAACCACCACGGCCAAGGTTGCTGAACCTGCGAAGAAGGCTGAGCCTGCCAAAGCCCCAGCCACTGCGACTGCTGGGAAGAAAGCTGCCAAGGCCGCTGAGGAAGCCGCTGCCGCCGAAGCCGCCAAGGCCGCTGAGGAAGCTGCTGCCGCCGAAGCCGCCAAGGCCGCTGAGGAAGCTGCTGCCGCCGAAGCTGCCAAGGCCGCTGGCAACAGCGAGACCCTGGTCTGATCGCATGACCTCGGTGAAGACCCACCACATCATCGTTTCGCCGGATACCGTGTATCCGGCGAACACAGTTGTCCGTGACATGCCTCAAACCCTGATCGACGAAATGTTGCCGCTCAAAGCGCTGAGCGTGATCGAGGAAAAGGCACCACTGCCGGTGGTCAAGCGGCGTAGGACTCGATTCAAACACAATGGGTAAGTGGCGCGACCTGATCGCTCAAGGACTCGGGACTGTTCACAAGCAGTTCGAGATTGATGCTGTCTATCTATCACACGCAGGGGGCGAACCTGTTCCTGTGAAAGTAAGGCTCCATCAGAAGGCCGATCAAACCAGCGGCTATTCAGAATTTGACTTCGGTATGGGCGCGAAGGTGACCACTCTGGTCGACTCGATCGTATTCGAAGCGTCGGCCGTGAACGGGAAGGTTCTGAACGATGCTCACGTCATCTTCGGTGAGAGTGAAGCATACATCACCGGAGCCGCGTATCCCGTGCGCCGAGGTTTCATTCGCGTCGAAGTAAGCCCTATGAGCAAGTCTGACCTTACGAGACTGCTTAGCGTCGTCGATACATCAACGTCCGAGTGGGCAGAAATCTTTCCGCCAGCACCATGAGCGCAAGTGTTGCTCTTGAACTTGATGTCAACGGGATCACTGGGAACCAGTGGAATCCGAACATCGAACTCGCCCTGATCCGCGCGATCAATAAGACCGCAGATCGCGCGAGAACAATTGCTGCCCGGAACATTTTAGAACAGGTAGCCTTCCCTACATCATACCTGGCACCGTCTGCCAAACGTCTCTTCGTAAAGACGAAGGCGAACAAGTCTAATCCGTTCGAAGCTATCATTTCTGGTCGAGATCGCCCGACATCGCTTGCTCGGTTTACCAAGCAGAAGCCAATCTCAGGTGGTGGGCCAAAGGGCGGACAGATCGGAGTCACAGTCAGTCCCGGTCGTACTCATTACATCAAACGAGCCTTCTTGATCACACTGAACAACGGCAATGTCGGATTGGCTGTTAGAACCACTGGTGGCCCCCCGAACAACGCCTACAAGCCTAAGTCGCTCGGGAACAATGCGTGGCTACTTTACGGTCCAAGCGTGGATCAGGTGCTTTCAGCCGCGTCAGATTCCGGTGGCGTCTATCAGGAAATCAGCCCCGAAACCCTGGAATTCTTGAACGATGAATTCCTCAGACAACTGGACCTCTTAAATGCCGTCTGATCCATTCCGCCTCAAGGTGATGAAAGCTATATCCGCGCAGTTGAAAACGGTAACGCCGCTGAATGGTTTCATGTTTGACCTGAGCGATTATACCGATGAGGCTGGGCGAACCAAGGAACGAGTCTTCCGGGGTCGTGTGACCTTCGGTGAGAACGATCCGGTTCCGATGGTGGTTGTGCTTGAAGACCCCCGTGCAATCGACTCCAACAATGCCAAGGATGAAACACCGGCATCCATCAACAAGCTTCGACTGCTTGTGCAAGGCTTCGTTCAGGATGATAAAGAACATCCCCTCGATCCGGCCTATAATTTTTCGGCCGATGTAATCTCTGCTCTCGTCAAGGCAAAGGCTGATCGGTTCAATATCCTTGGCATGGACGGCAAGATTACCGCGCTTTCATTTGGACAGCCAATTCATCGCCCAGGTGGCGATGAGGTGTCATCAAATGCGTATTTCATTGTCGGAGTCACCCTGACAATGGTTGAGAACCTTGAGTGTCCACGGGGGGAATGAAAGGCGCTCGACAGGTATAAAGTTCCCCCTTCCATCAACCGCACTTTCACGTTATAAGTGCAAAGCAACTCAGGAGTGCATACATGGACTTTCAATCCCGAAACCTCACGGTCCCGCGTGGCAAGGTGCTTTTCGCACGTTACCTGACTGGGACGCAGACCCCCGGCCCCTTCAAGGAACTGGGCAACACCCCCGAATTCACGCTGAGCCGCGAAGTCTCAAAGCTGTCGCACTACAGTTCTCAGGCTGGCATGAAAGTGCTTGACGAAGAACTGACGACCGATTCGAAGCTGACCGGTACGCTGATGACCGATGACATGCGCGCGACCAACGTGGCGCTGTGGATGATGGGCACGGTCACAACGCTGTCTCAGTCTTCGCTGACTGCTCAGGTGACCAATATCTCCGTCGACGCGGGTGATGTGATCCAACTCGGTCGCACGTCTGGCAACCCGGCTGGCGCTCGCAAGGTCACCGTTGCTTCGGTCACCTCGGACCCGACTGGCACCACCTACGTCGCGAACACCGACTACATCGTCCACTCGGACCTCGGTCTGGTCGAGATCGTCGCTGGTGGCGCTATCGGAGACGGCGATGACATCATCATCAACTGGTCGGCCGCTGCCGCGACGAGCCAGCAAATCTCGGTCAGCGACACCGACGCCGAGGGTGAAATGAAGTTCATCAGCTACAACGCCCAAGGCGCTCAGGCTGACATCACCCTGCCTCGGGTGAAGATTTCGCCGAACGGCGATATGTCGATGCTCAGCGATCCGGAGAACCCGGCCTGGCAGACGATCACCCTTTCGATCTCGGCCTTGCAGAAGGACAGCCTTGCGCTTGCCTACCGCAACGGTCGGCCCGTGTAAGGATCAGACAGGATGGATACCCCGGAGACATTCGAAATCCCGTCTGAGCCGTTCACGTTCCAAGGTAAGACCGTTCAGTTGCGCGGTCTTACCTTGGCGCACATCATCTTCGTGGTTCGTGAGAACCGTGAAGCGATCGAACGTCTGTTCGAAAAAGCGATCACCGGCCAGTTGCAGGCCGATGCTATGTCGGTTGCACTTGAATTGGGTTCTGACTTCGCACCTGTCGCGGGCCGCGTAATTGCCTGCGGCATGGGCAAGCCTGAACTCTGCACCAACACGGCGAGCCTGCCAGCGTCAGCCCAGATTGAAGCCCTTGAGATCGTCATCCGTTTGACGTTGATCCAGGAAGGTGGGCTGGAAAAGCTTATGGAGATCGTCACTCGGACGCTGATCAAGGCCAATCAAACGATGGCCCCAAAAGTCTGAACCAGTGGCTTTACGGTGTCCGTGAGCAAGTAAGTCTTCTTCTCGCAAACGGGCACCGCTACGCAAAATCCTACACGCTTGGGATGGTCGAATTAGAAGCTGATATCGTGATCCAAAGGCTCCAACGCCACCTGGTAGCAGATGCAGTTCTTAATCGGCTGGCGATCTCTTCAATTCCGAACCAAAGCGTCAAAACTGAATCGACCAAAAGCGCCGCCATGCGTTTCGACGAGATAATCAAAAGGACGATGTAATGGCGGTTAATGAACGGGTTGTAAACCTTGCAGTCCGCGCCAAGGATGAGTTCTCGAAGGTCTTCAAGCAGCTTGAGAAAGCCGGTCGCAGAACTCAACTTGTATTCGTCCGTGATACTCGGAAGGCTCTGAGCGAGACCGGCGCTGAAATCCAGAAGGTCTCGCGCGATCTCCGCGCTCTGTCTGCCGCCGAGGGTGACAACCGGCAGGCTGTGGCGTCTCTTGTCATTGCCAAGGGAAAGCTGATCGAGCGGGCGTCCGTTCTGAGTGGGAAACTGAATCGCGTTCTAGAAAGCGTAAGATCGTCATCGACGGCAGCGAAGGGTGGCTTCTCTTCGTTCTCTAAACTCGCCGATGGGATGGATGTCAGCAAGGCAAAAGCTGAACGTCTGCGTCGTGAGATCAAAGCACTGAATGCTGACATCGGGAAGTCGGCACGACAACAAGCGTCCTTGGTTATATCGAACCCGTTCGCAGCGTCCGACGCTGGCCGGGACGCATCCAATGGCATTCAAGCTGCTAAGCAGAAGAAGGCTGAACTGCGGGCGCTGATGCTCGCTGAACGCGAAGCCGCTGGGGTGGTCCAGATCGGCATCCGCGGATGGATGCAATACTCTGACACCCTGGTCGGCACGAACGCTGCGCTGCGGGCGACAGAAGCGGCAACAGGGGCCGTTGTACCCGAATTGAAACAGAAGGCCGTGGCTTCGCGTGATGCGGCCAAGGCTGAACGGGAACACGCGACCGCTATTGAAGCGACGAACAAAGCCGAGCGCCGGATGATGGCGGCACCGTCGCGTCGTTCTGCTCGGGAGACGAACAAGGGCAAGAAGGGTGACGCACAGGACGTAGAGGTCTTCGGGCTGAAACCCTGGCAGCTTACGAACCTCGGATATCAGGTCAATGACGTGGTGTCTGGTCTCG